CTACGAAGACGTGACCTCATATAATCCCAAGCGTAAGGTGTAGGCCATTGAGTAAGTTCGTCAAATCCAATCCAGTTAAAAGCCTGTCCTTGGTAACGTGTGACATCGGTATCTTTATCCAGATACGACATCCATAACCGTCCACCTTTAGGAGAAATCCACTGAGACTTACGCTCTGACCATTTGATTCCTGGTACTGCACGTGGATACAACTCCTGTGACTTTTGTATTAGTTCCCTTAGTTCCTCAGTTGTGTGTCGTACAAGGAGTCCTGAGAAGTGAGGATTGTTTAAGCCGTGTAGTGGATCTGCCAACATAGCGTAGGACTTGCCACCACCTGCTGCCCCTCCGTACAATACTTCTCTCTCAGAAGAACTCAAGAAAGTTGTTTGTGGCCCCTGATTAGGCTTGAATACAACTTCCTGTGCTTCTTCTACGTCATACTCAGGGGCTACTACCTGTGCTGGAATCTGGGGGGTTTTGACTTCCACAGGCTTCTGAGTATGCACCGACTCCTTGAGTTTCGAGCTTCTCGATTTCCGAGAGCGTTTCTTCGAGCCACTTGGCAAGCTTGCGTTTAGTGATAGATGCTTTTCTACGTCTTTGCTCAACTTCTATTCTCTTTTTTAGACCCATGTGTGATATGTATCGGCCTGTTTCTTTACTCAGCCATTGTGCTACCGCTCTGTAACTATACTGTCTGAGGTGTCGTTTTGCAAGCTCTAAAGCTTCTAGCTCATGTTCTACAGGTACAAGTAATTTATCATTGTCAGGATCTAGTTCGTAACCATACGGTATCTTCTTAGTTAGTCTGACAATCTTGTGCCATTGTTTTTTGTTTGTTTTGATAGGCTTTGGTAATTGCCAAAAGCCCAACTCTCTTTGAGGTATTATTCGTTTGTACCTTCTTTAGGTGGTAAATAAAAAATGCCACCGCCACTGGTGACATCTACTTTGTCTACTTTACCAAGACCTGCTCTATCAAGCACGTCCTTGGCAGCTATCATTTTTTCTTTGATACCCAACTGAGTGGGATCTTGCAAAGCGCCCATAAGCGAGACAGCAGCTTTCGGGGCAGTCCTAGCAAAGTAAGTCCTAGTTTTTTCAGCGATTTCATCCTTTAATGCCTCCACTATAGCAGTTGTACTGGAGTTGTCGCCATACCCAGCTAACTTCTTAGCCTGTACAACGTCACCTCCAGCATCGTCAAATAATACATCCAAGAACCTTTGTTGTCTTTCAGTTAGTGTCCTTGCCATAAATTGCGTTCCTTATTTCTGATCTGCCTATACCTAGATCATTTAGTTCTCTATCAGACAGCATGTGTAGCATTCTAAAGTCTGCACGTTTTTGTTGTCTGGTTACGTGGGCATCCCACATTCTTTTTAATAAATTTTTCATTGTACTATCTCCTGTGTTTGTACAGGAGTAGTTATACTGAAAATTAAGTCAGGTAGTAGTACCTATTATTGCATAGCCGTTATGTGCAGAAGGGCAATCACCTGCCCTACAAACATTAGCAAAATAGCTGACGGTATGATCATATCTTTTATACTCATTTATTTTTTACCGCCTTTAGCCATGCCTTTTTTACGCATCTTTAGTGGCCTAGCTGCAGGTGCTAAGAAGCCACCTCTTGCCATCTTTTTCATACCACCTTTAGCCATGCCCTTCTTTTTCATCATAGCACCTTTGGCGTAACCTTTTTTCTTCATGCCGCCTTTTGCCATGCCTTTCTTTTTCATAGCCATGCCACCGCCATACATTTTACCTACACCGTCAGCAGCATAGAACGGAACCATCTTCCCTTCTTTGTTCTTTACCATTTTAAGTTTACTTCCAGCACCACCTTTAGCCATACCCTTTTTCTTCATCATGGCTCCCTTGGCGTAACCTTTTTTCTTCATCATTGATCTGTATCCTCGCTATAAAGATTATTGAAAACTCGTTGCGTATCCCATACATAGTCTACGTTTTCTTTTGAGTTGTATATATGTTGATTTGGCTTGAAGTCTGGCGCACCTTGTCCTGTTTCAAACCAAGCTGGGTGAGTTACTCTCACTCTGTTATTGGGTAACGCAACCATGTTACCAGTATATTCTCCTGCATCTAGTAACTCCAGCACGTGTGATTGCTTATGCTGGGCAGGGTCATCTGCTACTTCGTTATCTGTATAGTCTACAGTAAAGTAGTATTTGGCAGGATAGAACTGATCGTCTATCTTAGCTATCCAAGGCGCTGGGGTTGCACGTTGTAGTTGATACACAGAGTGTGTATGAGACATACAATCCCAAGGCTGTGCTAAATATGGTGGCAACTCATTAGGCCATTCATCCAACGGTGTATCAGCTACTAGTGCGGTCAGTGGCATTCTAGCCCACATAGCACCACCATGTACGTTTTGAGCATCATCATCGTCATCTGTTTCACAGCCTGTGAAGATAACCTGAAAGCTCAGTGTTCTGTTTGGCATTGTAGTAACGCCTATTACCATAGCGTGTAGAAAGTCGCCATGATAGTCTTCCATATTCTTTGTGTATTCTCTACGTACCCATGCTTTAAAATACGGTATACTACTTGTTAGATACGGCATTGTGTTTCCTTCGCAAGTCTGCTTTTCCTGATTTAAAGACATTTGCTATTGCTGTCTTACCCATCACTTTAGCACGTTGTTCTCCTACAGTCAATATCTGTATTTTTCTTGCGTAAGGTTTATTTATCCTTTTTACTTTTGCTACTGTAGATTTTGCATCTGCCATTGTTGCAAACTTAATACCTACCGTATCTTTAGGGTTTTCATCTGTGTATAGTCTACGTCCAGAGCCTTTAGGCTTCTTACCTGTTCCTACTTTTGGATCTTTTCTTTTTGCCATTTAAGGAAGTTGACTGACAGGTTCAGCCCCTACTAGTTTTCCTGTTGGATCAGAAAATGTTTTATCTGAACTGTTGTATATCTTGCCAGCAATATCTGTTTCTTCTGTGGAGAACCAATCAGATAATACTTGATCAGGAACCATTCCTTCAGGATACATTGCTATGTTAGATACTAGGTTGTCTTTATCTACTAAAAAGTATACAGTCATGTTTTTCTTTTTCTACCTGATGCAGTTACTGACCATTTAACTTTCTTAGGACCAGTCTTTTTAGCTGCTTCTGCTTTACTAATTCTACCAGCTACCTTTGCAGGTCTACAAGCTGGGTATGGCCTTTTGCTATTTTTAGCACTTTTACGTCCACACTTTTCGCCTGTCTTTACGTCACGCCAGTCTTCTTTAAACCATTGGGTTAGACCACCTTCACCGTAAGCTCTACGACTTTCTAGTACGTGCTTTGACCTTCGATGCAACTTTGCCTCCCTTGCTGTAAGTACCCCCACGTTTTTTGTATTCACGAACCAACCAGGCTGACCCATATGCACTAGGCCACTTAAATTTTTTCTTAGCTTGTGTTTTTACTCTAGAGTACAGTGCTTTGTTTTTAGGTTCTGCCATTATATCACCACTTTGTTTTATTTGCCCAGTAAGCTGCGCTGGTTTTACCTTTAGCAATATTCTTTGAATGTCTTGCTTTAAAAGATTTACGTTTCTTTTTCATCTTATCAGATTCACCAGCTTTTGGTTTACCTGCAGTTTTAGCACCCTGCTGACCATAACGAATAGTAAGAGGATCGCCATTTGGTTTTGTAGTTACAACAATGTGTGACTTCGTAGGATGACTAGGTGTACGCTTTGGTTTATTAATACCAGAAACACCTGCACGTTTTACTGCTGCTTTACGTTTTTCTGCTTGTGTCATTGCCATTATAAGGGGTTACTCGCTAGTTCATCATAGGCTTTCCAGATGTCATCTACTTCTGTTTGCAGTACATCTAGCTTGTCACCTATGCCATCTGTTATAGTAGTAGCTTTATCAACTTGTGAACGTAAGTCAAGTAAAACTTTCTGCTGCTCTAGTATTTGCTGCATGTTAGTAGCAAGTTGTGCAAGCTTTGAGTTTAATCCTCTGACATCATTATCTATTATAGCTTGCTCTACAGTTTGTATTCTACTTGTTACCGTAGCGTCTAGTGTTGTTAGTCGTTCAGTTAATTGTTGCATTTTTGCAACACTATCATCGTTCAGGGTTGTTTCGACTTCTTGTAGTTCTTCTCGTATTGCCTGACTTGCTGTAGTTAATTGGTTTGCCGCAAATGTTTTATTTGCTGT